TCGGACGCTGGGCTAGATGTGTTCTACTCTGCGACAGAGCCGCAAGAGATTATTGCGGTTCATCCCAACACCAGTATGCTAGTGCCGACTGGCTTGCGCTTTGGTGTGCCTCATGGCTATATGTTAGAGGTTAAGAATCGCTCAAGCGTGGCAGCTAAGTTAAACTTGGTGGTTGGCGCTTGCGTGATTGACTCGGGCTACGATGGAGAAGTTTTCATCAATGTCCATAACATTGGGCGCGATAGTCGCGTCATCCAAGACGGCGACAAGATTGCGCAATTGGTAATGATGCCGGTTGTACATTTTCAGCCGCAAGAAAACACAGAGGGTACACTTTATGATTACCCTAAAACAATTAGTAATAGGGGTACAGGAGCCCTAGGGAGTACAGATGGATAAGAACACCACCAACACAATGTTTAGTTCAAAAACGGGCGAGTGGGCAACCCCTCAAGAATTTTTCGATAAACTTAATTGGCGCTTTGGTCCGTTTGACTTAGATCCCTGCGCAGACATTCATAACACAAAGTGTGCCAACTTCTACACTGAGGCGGAAGATGGACTGTCAAAGGATTGGTCAGGTCATACGACCTTTGTCAACCCTCCATATGGAAGAGGTATTGACAAGTGGATCGAGAAAGGTTATAATACTGCTAAGGATGGAGAGTCCAGAGTGGTTATGCTTATTCCAGCACGCACTGATACAAAGTATTGGCACAAGTATGTAATGAATGCGGCGGAGGTTTATTTTGTTAAGGGTCGCTTAAAGTTTGGCGACAGCACAAACAGTGCACCGTTTCCGTCAGCAGTGGTGGTGTTTCAGAGTGGCTCAGCACCACAGACATTTGGGGCAATGAACCGATGAATCGCAAGCAGCGCCGCGAATTAGAGAAGAAAGCAGGCAAGGAGAACTCGCAAAAACTTGCCGAAAAAATTTTCCAGTTTGATAAATTGCCAGATAAGTGCTTAACATGCTTAAAGCCGTTTGATAAGAAAAGCAAGGAAATGGCACAGACATGGAGCGTGGTTGTGGCAGACTCAGACACGGTAAGATTATATTGCCCAGAGTGTTGGTCTGTTGCTCAAGAAATTATTAAAGAATTCAAGGAGAGAAAAAGTGATTGATAAGTTGCAAATAGTACGGATTACACCAGAGTCGTTAGAGAAGATTCTTGAAGGCGACATTGAAGAGGAAAATTACACATGTATTATTAAATTTTATTCTCAACATTGTCCGTTATGTGTAAAGCTCGCGCCTGTATACAAACAAGTAGTCGAGCGCAATCCCGAGGACAATAGATATTATTTTGTTTTCAATGTAAATGATGTAGGACCTAGTTTAGATGATATAATAAAAATAAACGGTGTGCCCTCTTTTGCGATGATTCGCTCTGAGAACGGAAAGAGAAAGCCAGCTGTAACAGTTATGGAGGATCCAGACGATCCGGATGAAGAAACATGGTACACTGTTCGGGATATTGAAAAATTTATTAACAAGAAAAACAAGGAGTTAAAGTATGTCAAATAAATTATTAGAGGCGGCAGTCTTAAAGCTTAGATCGGACGCCTTAGCCTCCTCTGCAAAGATTGAAGCGCTATTAAATGATCCACTAAACGGAAAGGCGGCAGAACAAATTGAAAAAGAAGCGATTAAACTTGCACAGTGTGAGATGGCGCTTTCAAGTCTAAGAAGATTGTCTTCTCGTCCTCAGAGAAGCGAAATGCCGATCACAAGAAATAGATCCAGGCAGCTCTCCGGTCAAGAAGAGCCTATCTCTACAAAAGCTTTTGCCATAGCCAAGACATCTCCCGCAGAAGAAAAAATAGACGACGAGCACGAAGACGACGACATGAACTCAGAAGACGTTGAACCGGCGTTAGACGAGCCAGATGTGCAACCTCCTTCGCCGGCTGATGATCTTAGGCAACTGATGTCGCGTCGAGGACCCAGATCTAAAACGCCACTCCAGCCGCCTCCTAAAAAGAACAAAAGATGAAGGTGATTACATGAATAGGTCTTATTCATATGATGACGTACTGCTAGTTCCTCAGTATTCAGATATCCGCTCGCGTAGTGAGATTGATATATCTACCGATTTAGGAAAGGGTGTTATTCTTCAGTTGCCCATCTTTGCATCTCCCATGGATACGATATCCGAAGGGGCAATGGGCAGTGCGATGGGCAAAGTCGGCGCTAGCGCAATAATTCATCGTTATAACACAATCCCAGAACAGATGAGCGAGATTAACAAAGTTGAATCTCCGCGCATCATTGGCGCCGCAATTGGTATATCTGGCGATTATCTAGAGCGCGCTAGCGGATTGGTGGATTACGGAGCAGACTTCCTATGTGTGGACGTTGCACACGGGCATCACATTATGATGAAGCAGGCGCTCTACGAACTCAGGAAATTATTCGGCGCCGATTACCATATTATGGCCGGTAATGTAGCTACGCTTGAGGGCATCAACGATCTTGCAGATTGGGGAGCAGATTCCGTTCGCTGTAATATAGGGGGCGGCTCCATTTGCTCTACTCGCATACAGACAGGACACGGGTTACCGGGACTGCAAACGATTATCGAGTGCGCGAAGACAGACAGGGACGTTAAAATTATCGCTGACGGAGGCATTAAAAACTCTGGTGATATGGTCAAGGCTCTGGCAGCAGGGGCGGACGCAGTGATGGTGGGCTCTCTACTCGCAGGAACCACCGAGACGCCTGGAGAAATGTTTATGGATGCGAAGGGCGCCCGTTGGAAAACTTATCGCGGAATGGCTTCTAAGGAAGCGCAAGTAGAGTGGCGCGGCAAGTATTCGTCTTTTGAAGGCGTGGCCGCGCGCGTTCCTCATCGAGGCCCCGCTGGGCTGATACTTGAGGATTTAGAGAAAGGCATTCGCTCTGGCTTTTCGTATAGCGGCGCGCGCACTCTGAGCCAGCTTCAGGCTCGTGCACAGTTTGTAGCACAAACCACGTCTGGCTTATCAGAAAGTCGAACCCATATCAATACGAGGGATTGGTAATGTCCGATGACGTAGCCAATCCTCATTTGGATAAGAAGGTTGCGTTTGTTGAGAACACACACCAACACGCTAAACTTATCTTAAAGTTGCGTCACGATGGTGTCACCCAGTCAAAGTTCTTTCGCGCGATCATCGCTGGCTATCTGGATGGAGATGATCGCATACAGAGTTACATTGACGATATGAAGCCGCAGAACAAGAAGAAGAAGGCAAAATCAAAGCAGTTAAGAAACAAAGGAAAGCAGAAGATGGAAGATTTTGGATTGAATGATGGAGAGATAGAGAGCATATTTGACCTCATCGAAGAGGAGCATCCAGAACTATGAAAAAGATTGATGGTTTACGCGAGTGTTCACGTAAATGTATGAGAAGAAAGAAACAATGCAAAGAGACAGAATGCAGACTGTGGCAAGATTACCCAGAGGAATATAACTGTACTCTAGTTTCCATATACGAGCATGGCTCAATGACGCTCCGAGAGGTCGCAGAGCGCGAGCACCTTTCGTTCGCAAGAATCAAGCAAATAGAAACTAAGGCATTAAAAAAGCTCAAGTCTTTAAATTTAATAGGTTGTTTTCGATTTTGAGGCTATTATGGAAAGATGTTACTATTTATTTTTGAAGTTTATGTCATTATAACAAGGAGAATTTACAATGGCCCGTAAGAAATTATTATCAGAGGGCGAGATTCGCCAGTTTATGAAACTCGCAAACTTGCGACCTATTGGCGATCATCGCATCAAGAGACTAGTCGAGCAGCCCGAAGATGAGGAGATGGAAATGGACATGGGCGCCCCCGGAGAAGGCGAGGAAGAGATGCCCATGGATGATGAGCTGCCCGAAGACGATATGGGCGCTGAAGAAATGGAAATGGACATGGAAGAAGAAGATGATCAGATGATTTCTCTGGATGATTTTATGTCTGCTCTTGAAATGGCTGTCGAAGACGTTACAGGCGAGCCTGCCTCTGTTGAAGAGGTTCCCGGAGAAGAAGAGGAAGAAGAGGAAGATATGGAAATGGA